TCACCGGCTCCCCTTCCAATTCCCGCGCTTACTGGCCGGTGCCGCCGGCGTGTCCCCTCCCCGGCCGACCCAGGTGGCGGCGAGCTTTTCCAGGGAGCGGCCGCCCACATAGCCGCCGACGCCGAGACTGAGAAGGTTCCACATGCCCTCGGGAATGTCGGCCCAGCGCGGGGTGAAGCCGACCGGCCGGCCGGCGATGAGGTCGGCGAACGGCAGGACCAGACCGTAGAGGACGAGGAAGCCCATGATGATGAACATCAGGCAGGGGCGCCAGTGGCGGGTCGTCCACGAGTCCGCCCCGATCTCGGCGAGGATGATGTCGCGCTGGGCCTTGGCCAGTTCGGACTGGTGGTCGAGGAGACGCTGTTCGAGTTCGGCCTTGAGGCGTTCCTTCAGGTCCTTTTCGGTGACCAGCTTGTCGATGATGGTGAAGACCGGTCCGCGCAGGAAGCCGATGAGCGGCCCGAGGATGGCGACGATGGGCACCATGTCAGATCCCCTCGTCGCGCGATTTCAGCCAGCGTTCGCGGATGATCCAGGCCGCTGCCACGGCGACGATGAGGGCGGCGATCAATGACGGGTGCACCGTCGGCAACGCCCCGGCCAGGTCGCGCACCCCCGATGCCAGCGAAGAGGCCGCCGCCGCCAGTGCCGAGACGATGGCCGCCAGGGTGGTGGTGGACCGCCCGGTCGGCTTGCCGCGCGGCGGCTCGATTTGAGGCTTGCCGGCGGTATCGGTCGGCTCCCTGGTTTCGCCGGCAAACAAGGCCGCCTCGGCCGCCCGGCGCTTGATCAGGCCGGGCAGCGTGCGCCCGCCCGCCTTCACCCACAGCGACAGGCGGCGCGGCACCGCTTCGAAATCGCCGGCATTGACGGCCCGCAGCACCGACGAACGCTGGAAGTTGGTCAGCCCGATATTGTACGAAAAACTCACCAGGGCGGAAAATTGCCGGTCGGAAAGCTCGCGCCTGAGCGCCCGGCGCACGCCCTCGGCAAAGCGCTCGACATCGCGCCGCAGAATATTCTCGGCCTCCAGCCTGGAGATCTCCAGTCCCGGCCTCACATGGGGCGGTCCAGCCATGGCGGTGTGGCCATAGCCGATGGTCAGGATGCCGGTGGCGTCGCGATAGGCACGGGTCCTGAAGCCCTCGTGCTCCTTGATGAGGTCCAGCCCTTCGACGGTCATTTTCATGCCTCAGATCTCCTGTCCGGTGACGTGCCTGAGGGCGCCGATGGCCTCGCCGGCGGGCAGGCGCAGGGCGGCGAGTACACATCCCCTGGCGAACAGCACGATGATCGCATTGCCCTGCGCGCGCGGGGCATGGGCGATGACGGCGGCATCGGCGCCGGCAAAGCGCGCCGGCAGGTCGACAGCCAGATGCTCGAACAGCCGGGCGATGTCGCCGCCGCCGATCTGCCGGGCAACCAGGCGGTGGCCATTCTGTCTGACCACCGCCAGCAACTGGTCGAGATGAGGGCATGGGACTTGCGTGCGCGCGGCCCGTGCCGCGGGTAGATACGGCTTGCCTGCCACATCGAGCGGCATGGCGGCGATAACCGCCATGGCAAGCGCAAAGGGCAGCTTCGGCATGATGCGCATGGCAACAACCTCCGGCTTTGCAATCGGCTTTTGGGAAAACTGGACGCTGTTCAGCGCCCCAGGATGAAGGGGGCGATCTTGCTCACCACGGCGCCCAGCGAGGCTGACGCCGCGACGATCAGCGCCAGCGCCCGCCAGCCGCCGCGGAAGGTGGCCAGGGTGTCGCGAATTTCGCGCACATCGGTCTTGAGTTCGCGCAGATCGCCTTCGACGGCGAGCATGCGGGCGCGCAGATCGCCCATGTCGCGATGCAGATTTTGTTCCATCAAGTTGCTCGTTGAAGCGGTGTACCGCTATGTGGTGGGCAGCCCGAGGACCGTGGCGACGACCTGGTTGTACGGGCGGGTGATCTCGCCGCCGGCGATGCCGCCATTGCGCCAGAAGTTGACGCCGCCGAAGGCCTTGGCGGGATCGGGTGTGCCGTTGTCGTTGCGGCCGGTGATGAAGGAGCGCACGACGACGGCCGATGCCGTCGTCATTTCCTGTCCCGAGGCCCCGATGCCAACGATCATGGTGAGCTTGGAATAGGGTATGGGGACCGTACCTGAAGGGCCTTTCAGCAACTGCAGCTGATTGAGGATCGACCGCTCGATGTCCCCTTCGAGATTGCCGTCCCAGGCCAGGATCGACAGGCGCGACACGTTGGCATCGTTGACAATGTCGGAGAGGTTGGAGGCATCGAGACCGTTATGGGATTGCGAGCCGGCGTTGAGCGGGTTGGTATAGAGATCGAAGGCAAAGCCCTTGGCGGCGCAGCGGGCGGCAAGCTTGAGGATCTGGGCCTTGGCTTCACCAGGCGTGCGGCCGTCCTGGGCTTCCATGTCGTTGAAGATGCCATAGGCATCATGGGCCATGTCGACCAGTCTCGCCTTGGGCAGCCATACCTTGTCATGAGCCACCTTGATCAGGGCGCCGGTATAGTAGATGGCATCATAGGGAAACAGAGTATCGGGATCGGCCGCCCAGGCATCGTGGGTCATGCAGTCGCCGGCGATGAGGCTGTCATCGACCGAAAATCCTGTCGCAGCAAGCACATCGAGGTAGCCATCGAATGTCCCGTCGTCGTGCTTGGGATAGCCGCAGGCATACATGGCATGGGCTTCTTCGGCCGCCATGGCCATGGCCAGGCCGCCGGGGAATTCGAACCGGCAGGCATTGCCGGCCGAATTGAAGATGGGCGGATAAGGTGCCATAGCGGCGCGATTGTACTGGGTGGGATTGTCATGCTTTCGGGGCGCCCACAGAGTGAGCTTCTTGCGCACGGGCCGGGGCGGTGAGAGGGTCGATCCATCCCACGTCGAGGTGGAACTGGCCACGGCGTTTTGCGACGTGGAGGTATCGAGCGGAAAGTAGGCATAGCTGGTCTCGGTGACCGTATTGTTCGCCGGTGGCCCGGCCTGCTGCTCGACGAACAGGCCGGCAGGCGTCACGTCGTTGATCATGGCTGGCGTGAAGTGGTTCGGGCCGATGACCTCGGGCTCATCGTCATCAGAGGCGTCTATCGCTCCGACGCCGATGAGGAACGTCCGCATGCAATCGTAAAGTTGCGTGCCCTGTAGCGGGGTCAGGCCGCCGCCGATCGCCCACCAGGCGAGCCGGTTGGGCGAGAACACGCTGCCATTGGAAATTCTGAGGACACTGACCTTGGAGGTGGGAATACCGTCGGTAGTGCGCGTGAAGCTGGTGAAAGCGGACGTTTTGAATCCATAGAATTCACTCGCCGACTGGCGCGACAAGCCCATGAAGCCGCGTCCGCTGGTGACTGGCAGCGTATTGACCGTGTTCGCACAACTCCAGAAGGACGCGGTCAGTCCGTTGCGGACCCTGAGGGCAAGCTGGCTGCCGCCGCCATTCGCTCCGACTTCTATGCTGGCGCCCGGTTCATCGCTCAGGCACCACAGCCACAGTGAATGATTGTGCTCGAGAAAATGGACAAGGTCGCCGGCGAAGTCGATGCCATGTTCGAGAGCCGCGTCCACGCCATTGCCGGCAAACCCCTGGAAGGCGTCCCATGTCGGGGTGCCTACGAATGTTGCCTTGTGATTCACATCGATCAGGTTGAGCGCACCGGCCTGACTGTCGTGGAGCGCATAGATGGCGAAAACATCCATGAGCTGCCAGATGCCATAACCCTTGAGATTGTCGATGAGCCGGGTGAGCCCGTAGATCACCGATCCCGATGGCCTTACGGCCATGCGCGCCAGGATGTCGAGGACCTCCTGACCGATGATGTAAGGGCCGCTGGCTGCCAACAGGCTCTCGCCATAGGAGACTGTGCCGGCTTCGGCCGGCGGTATGGTGGCAACAGCGGAAGCCGAGTTCGTGGCGAGGAGAGAGACCGTAGCGCTAGACATCGAGGTTCAGCCCACCCATGCCGTTGATCAGCCCGAGAAAACAGGTCTTCTGCCAGGTCTCGCCGGGGTTCCTCATCTCGAACTCGTAGGAATTGACAGCGCCGGGATCGAGGCTGCGCGTCTGGACGATGGTGAGCCTGGGCTTGAAGATGGCGATGTTCGGCGTGGCGCCCAGAGTGACGGCCGTCACGATCTGAAAGGCGCTGCCGCGCAGCGGCGCGACACGAAGGTAACCCACGTAGCCGGTGAAATCGCTGTCCACATCGCCGGTGATGGTGAAGTCGACGCCTTCGTCGCTGTTGCCGCGCCACACCGAGAAGTGGAATTCCTGCGGGAACGAACTGTTCGCCATGTCGTCGTCTCCATGAAGGCAGCACCGCGAATGCCGCCGCAGTGGCGGCAATCGGGATGTGCGTGAATGCAAGCCTGTTGTTGATGAGGGTCGACGCCCCTGGGAAGCGGCAGCCTCTCCAGCGGCCGACATCTGCTCGCAACCGGCCGAAGGGACCGGCTACCAGAGCGTTTTCAGCAAAAGCGTGTACACTTTTGCGGTTCGAAAACGCACTAAACCAAGAGCTTAGAGCGTTCCTGCAATCGTCTGCTGGCCAATCGGTGATTTCCGAAGCCTGGCGCTTGTCAGGTCGGCCAGTTCCTGTTGGCAGCAAAGTCTCCTGGCAGCGTCTGCTCCAGTTCGTCGGACCGCGACCGGATGGCCTTCACCCGATCCCATGCCGCCTGCATGGCGGCGGCCTCGTCGGCCTGCGCCTTCGTCCATGAGCCGTTGACGACGCGGGCCAGCACCAGCTCGACGCCGCGCGCCGTCAGGTTGCGCTGTTTCCATTCCGGCAGCCGCGACAGGATGCGTCGTTCCGCCTCGCCCTTGATCGCGGCGGGCGTCACCGGCGGGGCCGGCGGACGGGCGATGGCCTCCCATTCACCTAAGTCCATGGCGGCCCAGTGGGCGCGTATCGTCGCTTGCGTCGCGCGCGGCAGGTCGGCGATGTCGTCGTCGGGGGTGACGCTGCGACGGTGATTGCCGCCGTCGTCTTTCCGGAACAGGAGGCTGACGGGAAAGGCGCCCGCCGCGATATCGATGCCAACAAGTTTCATAGCTCAGTCCTTTCGATAGACGCCCTGAAGCTGACAGATGATGTTCGTCGTCGATGGCAATACGTGGGTGATGCCGACGTTGTTGCCGAACGCGGCGGTGGCCAAAAGGAAAATCTCGCAAAAGGTGGTCGCATGCTTGATCACCGGTATCGGCAGACGTCCGGCGCCGCCGAAATCGATCTTTGAAAAGCGACCGCTGACCGGATACCAGAATTGCGTGGCATCGGTGCGCGCGGTGAACGGCAAGCCGGTGATGCGGAAGTTGCCGGCAGCGGTGGTGAAGGCGTTGGTGGTAAATTCGAGCATCAATGAGAACTGCACGAGATTGCCGATGCGCAGATAGTTGCCGATTTGCGTGATGATGGTGGGCGAGAAGTCGCCCACGGTGAAAAAGGTCGCCGTGGGCGTGAAGGTGCCGGTCTCGCCGACCCCGACCGGGAAGGTGACGATGCCGGTGTCCTTGTCGATGAGGATGCCCTCGAACCAGGTCGAACCGTCGGGCGAGACCTTGGCGTGAAAGTCGTCATCGCCGGTGAGGCCGAACTCGGCCCTCCCCGAGAACCCGGTCTGGAACAGGTGCGAGGCGGTATCGCCGGCCGCCGCCTTGTTGACCTTCACCTGGCTGCCGGCGCCGACATTGTCGAACAGCACCGCCGCCGACTTGACCGCCAGCTTGTTGGTGGCGTCCGCCGTGGTGTTGATGCCGAGCAGAGCGAGGTTCTGCACATCATCGTCAGCGAGAATGCCGCGCCATTGAGTGCCGTCATAGACCAGAAAACGGGCGTCGTCGTCGATCCACACCCGCCAGCCCGGCATGGGTGAATAGTGCCGCCAGGTACCGTCCTGGAAAGCGGCAAAGGTATCTTCCATCCCTGTCCAGTCGCCTGTGGCCGAGGCCGCGACCAGATAGCGGTCACCCTCCTGGGGCGAAGCTGGAGGGTCGGCGACAGCGCGGCTCAGCACCGAAAGCTGGACCAGTGCGTCAAGACCAAGCAGCGCGTCATTGTGGGTGACATGCTTTTGCGCCTGGGCCGCCGAGATGAAGGGCAGACCCAGTGACGGGGTCGATTCAGACATTGAAGATTTTCTCCGCGTAGGGTCCGGAACCGTAGATCAGGCTGGCCTGGGCGACCCGGACATGAAGCGTTGCTGGCAAGGGGGTGCCGAAATCGGCGATGCGGTCGGCCGCGGTATAGCGGTAGGTCGATGACGCAAGGTCGGCGCGGCGCACGACGCCAGCGCCGTCCAGCACCTCGAGGACGTAGGCTTCAGCATCCTCGCCAAGCGGCACCTCGACGCTCTGCCAGCTATCCGCACCCAAGCGAGAACGTCTGATCCACGAGATGACGATGTCGCCTGCATCCTGGCGGACGCCGAGATGCACGGGCCGCAGCGGCCGCAAACCCAGACCCGCCGGGGTCAGGGACAAAGCCGCGTAGGAGGCATCGGCAGGGTCGCGGGCGGCCGGTCCGACCGCAAGATCGAGTGGCAGCCCAAAGTCGGAGCTGGTCACATCGAGTTGGCGTGCGGCCTCATCGAGCAGCACAAAACTGGCGCCGGCGGCCACTTCGGCGACCATTTCGGCATCGGAACCGGCCTGCCCGCGCAGCAAGAGCGACAATCGGTAGGTGCGCTCGGCCACCAGTTCGGCGGTGCCGAATTGCAGCACCTCCCACTGGCCGGGCGCCGTTTCCACCGCCGCGGCATTGCCTCCGGCCAGCAGTTCCAGCTCCGTAATCGATTGCAGCGCCCCGCTGACCAATTTGACTTCGGGGCTGGCGCGCCGATCGAAACGGCCAAGCGGGCCTTGCGGCATTGCACTTGTCAGGCGCCCCATGGTCGCCGGCTGCGTCAGCAGCGTGTCGAGCGCAAAACCACCGGCGGCGACCCGGACCACCGCGATCTCGCCCGGCCAGGGCAAGGCTGCCGCCGCGATCCATGGTGCGTAGGCATTGGCGCCGCCGCTGGTCAACGGCAGGTCCATGGCCGCAATAGCCGGCGGCCCGAACACGGCCGGTTGCTGAATGACCGCCCCGCGCGCGGGCGCCTCGGGCGCCTCGTAGACATGGGGATCGAGACCTCTGGCCTGGACCTCGCGCGTCATGCCGTCAGTGATCTCCTCGATGCGGAAGCGGCGCCCGCCCACTGAAGTTTCGAGGATGATGGCATCGCCTGGTTCAAGTGCCAGATGGTCGGGCGGCAGGATGAAACGTGCCGTCTCGCGCCCCGACCAGGCTTCGGCCATCAGCACCGCGGCCCGGGCGGCCGCATTGGCCTGGGGCAGGACGCACGGGGCATCGATGGTGGCGTCATGACGATGCAGGACATTCTGGCGCCGGGCTTCCACCATGGCGCGCAGATAGTCTGTCGATGCCTCCGTGTAGGCGACCTTGATGGTCGTCGGCAGGTCGCTTTCCTGAGCGCGGGTAAATGCGACCAGCGATTTGTCCGCATCCGCTTCGACAAGGTCACCTTGCGCAATCCCGGCTGTTTCCCACAGAAGCCTCGGCCGGAAGACGATCGTCCCGCCCGATTCGATGCCGTCGAAGGTGAACAGGCGGGCCAGCGGTTCGATGGCATCGCGTGCCGCCATGGGCCGGTCGATGTGAAAACCGTCGATCACCGCCTCAAGTTCATCGGTGGCGACATCGTCGACTCCGTAGCTGCGGCAAATGTCGGCGACCAGGTCGTCCAGCGAAACCGCGCCCATGCGGCCGTTCAGCCAATGGCCGCGCTGGTGATTGGCAGCATCCGACCACACATCGCTGCGGCCCGGGAAGGCCGGAAACGGCCGGGCATCCCAGGCCCACACGAACAACCGGTCGGGATCGACCATCGGCCCGCCATAGACCGGGGAGACCGGGTTGCCGGCCCCGATCTGCCAGTAATCGCTGAGGGCGAGCAGCACACGACGCTGGATGAGGTCATCGCGCACGCCGCTGGAAAAATGCGGCAGCGCGCTTTCGGACGACTTGGGGTCATAGAAGACGTTGGGCTGGTTGCTGCCGAGATCCACGGCGGGACAGCCGATTTCGGTGAACCACACCGGTTTCGACTGCGGCTGCCAGGCGGTCGGCGTTGCATCCTCGATGCCGCCAGGGCGGTTGTAATGCTGGTTCGACCACCAGCTCACCAGATCCTTGGGCCGGAACACCCAGGGTTTGCCATAGGCGCCATCGCTGATCGCCGTGCGCTGCTGCAGTGCGCGCTCGACCTCATCGACATAGTACCAGTCGAAATACTCGCCAGCCGCGATGTTTGCCTTGAGGTAGCCGATATCATGGACCGACTTCCAACCGGCGAGGGCATCGGCATGGGCATGGCCGGGTCGCCAGTCGCTCAAGGGCAGGTAGTTGTCGATGGCGATGAAGTCGACCGCCGGCGTGGTCCACAACGGGTCGAGATGAAAGAACACATCGCCCGAGCCGTCGCCCGGTTGATGGCCGAAATACTCCGACCAGTCGGCGGCATAGGAGATATTGGCGCCCGGCAGCACGCCAGCCACCTCGGCGGCCAGCGTCTTCAGGTGTTCGACGGCGGGAAAACTTGCAGGACCGTCGCGCAGGGTAGTCAGCCCGCGCAGCTCGCTGGCAATGATGAAGGCATCGACCCCGCCGGCCAGCGCACACAGATGGGCATAGTGCAGCACCATGCGCCTGAGGCCCCAGTCGGCCGGGCCCGAGTAGGCCACCTGCCCGCCGCCGATGGCGAAGTCGGAAACCAGCGCGGCGCCAAAGAAGGCATCGACACTGGCCGTCAGGGCAGCCGTCTTGTCGGGCGATCCGGCCTCGCCCGGCGCCGGGTCGCAGGTAATGCGACCACGCCAGGGATGGACGGGCTGCTCAGGCCCGGCGCCATAGGGATCGGCCAGACCATTGCCGGCAGGGATGTCCATCAGGATGAAGGGGTAGAACACCACCTCAAGATTGCGCGCCTTGAGATCGGCGATGGCATTGAGAACGGCACTGTCGCTCGGCGTGCCGCCGTATGCCGGGTTGCCGTCGAGTTCGGAGACCACATGGGCCTCGTTGCGCTGCAGGCCCGCCACGCCCCAGGTCGGGGGCGATGTCTCCTTGGCGGCAATTTCCACGCCCGGCCTCAGACTGGTCGAGCCGCAGCGCAGATCGTCGCCGAACCAGGCGACCACCAGCGAGGCCGCCGCCACATTGGCGCAGGTTCCGGTGAGCTGATCGAGCGAGACGCTCCAGTCGGACTTCAGGGCCGAGGCATGGGCGTTCTCGCTTTCGGTTTCGCCCCAACCGGCCTGGCGGGTCACAATCGACGGTTCGTAGCCGAACTCGGTCGAGCCCGGAATGATGCACACCGCCCGCAAGCGGTCCTCGAGCGAGGCGAGCGGCCGGAAGACCTCGAACGAAAACTGCGGCACGCGATTGCCGAACTGGGCCAGCGCCAGCCGCTCCAGTACCACATAGGCAAGGCCGCGATAGGCGGGTGCCGCATCGGCACCTTGCTTGGCGAGGATGAGGCTGTCGGGCGCCTGGGTCTCATCGCCCGGATAGAAGCGCCAGGTGAAGGCCGCCAGGTCGATTTCCTTGCCGTCCGCCCATACCCGGCCGATGCGGGCAATGGGCCCCTCGGCAAGGCCGATGGCCAGATTGGCGAAATATTCATACTCGGTCGTCTTGGCGGTGGGGCGCGACAGGGCCCCCTTGCCGCCGCTACCCGAGCTGCGGGTGGTGACGACCTCTTCGAGCCGGGTGGCCCAGATGATCTGCCCGGCAAGGCGCATGCGTCCCCAGGCGCGGGGCACCGGAGCGCCCTCGCTGGACGACAGCACGTAGAGATCGCCCAGGCGCGGGCCTTCCATATGCCGGGTGGGCGGACCGAACAGGGCCTGGTCGATGATGTTGCCGGCGATCGCACCGGCAGCGCGGCCGATGATGCCGCCCAGCGGGCCGAACAGGCCGCCGAACGCCTGACCGACTGTCTGCAGGACCAGAGTTGCCATCGTTGCTCGCTATCGGTTGGGGGGAAAGCGGAAGGCGTAGGCCTGATGCCGGCGCCACCAGGAGGTGAGCGCCACCTCGCACACCGCCGCGCCCTCCTGGGCATGGACCATGCAGGTGTCGCTCACGGTTATGCCGACATGCTTGGCCGGCAGATGCGACCGCCAGCGGAACAGCACGACATCGCCGGGTGCGAGGCTGCGCGTGTCGATTTCCTGCAGGTGCCGGCGTGCCGCCGCGGCGAGCGGCTCGCCGGTCCGCGCCGGGGTTTCGGCCCAGCCGGCGGAATAGGCCGGGACGGCTTCGGGCTCGTCGCCGTAGAGTTCGCGCCAGACGCCGCGCACCAAACCGAGGCAGTCGCAGCCGATACCCCGGCAGCTTGCCTGGTGCCGGTAGGGCGTGCCGATCCAGCCGCGCGCCAGCGCGACGATGCGCGCCGAGAAATCGTCGGCTTGGCTCATCCCGCACCCGCCAGGCTGCTGCCGTCGTTGCTGGCGTCGTCGCGATTGGGGTAGCGCACCACGAAATCGTTGCCGGGCATGTGGGGAAAGCCGCGGAAATTGACGGCATTGGCGAACTTGGCGCGGCAGGTGGAAAACTGCTTGTCGCAGCCGGCAACAATGTCGAATCCGTCGCCGGCGGCGACCGCGCCGGGCAGCAGATGCTGCAACTCCATGACCACGCCGGCCGCATCGACGCGATGGGCCTTCACCTCACTGTCGCGCCCCGCATTGGCGCCGCTGGTCCAGGTGATGAGGCCGTGGCGGAACCAGCCGGGCAGAAAGGCATCGAGACCGCTGACCCGAAAGCGCCAGGCCTCGTCGGCGGAAACCACGCTGCCGGCGCCTGCGAACGCCGGATCGGCGAGGTTCACCCCGCACCGGGCATCCCCGAGGACCGCATCGCAGCCGTACTGGAAATTGCGGCCCATGGGAATGTTAAGGCGATGGGCGAGGCCGCGAACCTCGACGGCAAAGCCGATGTCGCCGCGCCTGACCTCGCCGAGATTGCCGCTGCGCAGCAATAGGCGCTGGTCGGGATCGGACCAGTCGACGGCCCAGATTTCCACCGCGGCATCGTCATAGCGGCCGGCCAGCAGGTCCTCCTCCGTCAGGGCCAGAGACGACAGGGCGCCGGCGACCTCGAGATTGTCGACATTGAGGCCAAGGCTCGATTGCATGTCGCTCGCCGTGAAGCCGGTGGTGGCGCCATAGGTCAGCCCGTCGAAGCTCACATCGCGGTCGTGATCGGTGAAGCCGAGCGCGGCGCCGTCGCGGGTTGACAGCTTCCAACACCAGCACGAGGTGGTGGTGCCGCTGTCGAGAGCGGCCTGGAGGGCGGCGGGAAGCTGCCTCATTCGATGACCTCGATCAGTCTGATGTCGGGGATCTGGCCGGCGCCAAAGGCTGCCAGGTTGACTTCCAGAACGTCGGCATCGAAGCGCACGGCAACGTCGAACTCGAAGCCGGCGGTGATCGCCGCACCTGGAGCCGGGACGGAGCCGCCGGCGAAGGTGACGATGCCGGTCAATCCATCGACCGAAAAGTCGGCGGGCGAGGCGAGTTCGATAGCGTCGACGGCGACCCGCACGCTGGCCGCGACCGGCTTGGTGATGGTGCGCAGATAGGCTTGCGCGCCGGTGCCATAGGATTTGACGAGCTGAAAGTCGGTCGTTGCACCATCGCCGGTGCCGATCGCCTGGTCGCCGGGGTCAGGGGTTGCATCGGGTGCACAGGATTTCCAATCCGCGTGATCCTTCCAGCGAAAGGCGTGCAGGCGGCCGCGTCGCGCCTCGAAGAAGGCAACCGCGTCATGGATGTCGGCGAGACTCCTGACGCCGTAGCCGGCGTTGTAGCGCCGCCGCGAAGCATACCAGCGGGTATTGCGCTGCTCGGCTCCCGAACCGGTGACGACGATTTCCGTGCGCCGTTCGGGTCCGCCCGAAGCCCCGCGCGCGATGGCGACGGGAAAGCGAACATCGTGAAAGCTCATGTCCGTTGCCTTTTCCTAAAGATTGCGCTGGCCGCGCTCGAGGGCGCGCAGCATCATGGCTGCGACCTGGGTTTCGGAGCGCTGGAAGCCGGCCACGTCCGGCGTCGAGATATTCATGGTGATGGTGACCGGCCGGCCACCCTGGGCCTTGACGCCGAGGCGGCCATCGGTGCCGCGGGCGAGCGGCATGATAGCTTCCGGGCCGGCCTCGCCCATCAGCCCGGTTCCGCCGCGCATGGCGAAAAGCGTGGGGCTGTTGACGATGCCGCCCTGGGCAAAGGGCCTAACGCGGCCGCCGGCAAAGGCGTTACCCTTGGCATTGGCGAGAGTGGGGCCAATGAGGCCCCCAAGGAGATTGCCCAAGGGCCGCAGCGCCGCCGTCAGGGTCCGGCTCGACAGGGAAAGGGCCAGCGAGCGCAGCACGTCGGACAGCTTGCGGCCGCCGATCACCGCACTGGCGAAAGACCGCACCAGAGTGTTGCCGAAGGACTGGCTCAACCGCTCCAGATCCTGCAAGCCGGCACGCAGGCTCGTGGTATCGAGATCGATGCTGAACGAAAGGCCTTCACCTGTTGCTGCCATCGCTCACTCCTCTTCAATTCGGTCGGGATAGGCCGCCATCAGCGCCATGAGATCGCCGCGACCGGGCGGCGGCGCGCCGCGGCCGGGCGCCAGCGAGCCGATGGCGGCGGCATATTCTTTCGGTGTCATCGCCCAGAAGGCGTCGGGGGCCAGGCGCAGCCGGCCGAGACCGACGGCCATCATGTCGCGCCAGGGAAAGCCCCCTTCCCCGGCGCGGCTCAGTTTCCCGAGGGATCGCTGCTCCCTTCGGCGGGCGAGAAGGTGGCGCGCAGGAGATCGGCGACGATTTCCACATAGCCGGCCGCACCGCCATCGCTGGACATGCGCGCGACCTCATCGTCCGATATGTCGTGACCGGCGCCGCGCAATCCGGCGCCGATCAGCCTGATGGCATCGCTTGCGCCGATGCGGCCGGTCTCGAAACGCTCGGCCAGGGCCAGCAGATCGGCATCGCCATAGGCATGCTCCAGTTCTGCAAGGGCGCCCAATGTCAATCGCAGACGCAGGCCGCGGCCGTCGAGTTGGGCCTCGATCTCTCCGCGATGCCGGTTGGCCATGGTTGCCTCACAGTGCCGCAAAGGTCAGTTCGCCGGCCGACTCGAGCGCCAGATCGAAGCCGAGCTCGCCGTCATGCTGGCCGGAGAATTCCAGCGCCGAGATCTGGAAGAGGCCCTCCACGACGCCGAAGTCGGGAATGATGACCTGCCAAGCACGAATGTTGCCGTCGAAGAACAGGCTGCGGATGGTGGTATCCGATGCGGCGTCCTTGAAAATGCCGCTGCCGCGGATACTCGCCGACTTGATGCCGGCATTGGCGAGCAATTCTCGCCAGGCGCCGGCCGATTCCTGGTGGGTGGTATCCACGGTCTGGGCATTGAAGGCGAGCTGGTGGGTACGCAAGCCAGCGACGGTGACGAATGTGCCCGCCCCGTCGCTGTCGATTTTCAGGAGCAAGTCACGTCCCTTCTGGGCGGCCATAGGTTCTCATCCTCGTCAGTTATAGTTAAAGAGGTTCGGTGACGGCGCGCAGGCGCACCACACCGTGATAGGAAGCGCCATCGAGATCGCGCAGCGCCGTCCAGAAGACGACGCGCAGATTGATCAGCCGGTGGTCATCGAGGGTCAGGCCGGCGCCGTCGAGCACGGCATCGATGCGCTCGATGATCATCTGGCATTCGCGCCGGCCGCGCTGGTTCGACCAGGCATGGATGACGACGATGTGCTCGTGGCCTTCCTGGGTCTGGGTGCTCCAGTCGCGGGTGGTGACGTCGCCGATGACCACATAGGGAAAGCCGGTGCCCTGGGGCACATCGTCATGGACACGGGCCCCGACGATGGCAGCAAGGCCGGCATCGCCGGTGAGCGCGGCATGGATGGCTTTCTGCAGGGCGAGTGACGGGCTAGTGGCCATCTGGAAGTCCTCCGCTGTGATGCACGCCTTGCCCTGTCGTCAGCCAGGCCGAATGCAGGATCCGGGCGATGGAGCCCCTGGCCTGCTCGATCGCCGCACCCAGTTCGCGGTGCCGGGCGGTGACGACAAGGCTGGCGCCGTGGCCGCTGGCCACGACTTCGGCCTTGATGGCAGGCCGCCCGGTGCTGGTCCGGGACAGGCCGTCGGCGACCACGCGGGCGATGTCGGATGCGGCCAGGGTGAGGGCGGCGGCGGCCTGCAAGGAGGGATCGCCGCCGCTCTGCCGGTGCTGGCGCCTGAACGTGGCGCGCAT